TTATTTGTATGACTATCTATAGCTAGTCTATATGTAGGTAATAAATAGTATCTATCAGCCTTACTACCTCTATCTACTATAAGCGTAGCTGCATCTTCTTTAGATATAGTTAGATACAGTTTACCTTCAACATAGTTAGCTGAATCACCTTTACTCACTACTATATCTATAGGAGCTTCTGTGTTTGTATCTAGTTTAAACAACTTAGCTTCAAATGTATCAGTAGCTGTTAATAACATAGGTAATGTACTACCTTGTTGTTTAATAGTTATCACAAATTCATTGTCAAATGATTGACTTATCACAAACTTATCAGTACCACACATTTATTTTCCTTATTAATAGTTATACTTGAAGCCTCCGAAGAGGATTCAATATAATTACTTATATTCTATTACGTATTTTTTAACAGATTTAGGCACTGAACCTGAGTCTGTTTCCATATGAGTAATAGCTCTTGCTTCATCAGCTATCATAGCTATAAGTCTAGGAACTTCAACCCATGTATCAAGTGGGATATTCATTGCAACATCTCCATTACTAAAATAAGCATCAGTAGCTGTACTAGCTTCTCTTCTATCTACCATAGTTAATTTAACAACTACAGACTCAAGATTAATTCTTTCTTGTTCTTTTATAATTGCTATAGCTGATTGTTTATTTACAGCTTTAATATCTTCTTTTACAACAGGAGCTACTTCTATTTCTACTTCTACTTCATCTACTTTATGCCCTGCAGACTCTGCATCATAAAATGCATCAATCTTAGCTTGTAATTTTGCTGCTCCAATATTAGCACTATAAGTAACGCCTAATGCCTCTGCTTCATTTTTTAAATCTTCAATGTCTTTCATCTCTAATTCCTTTCTGGTTGTTTAGTTTGTTTCTGTATTCACAGTATACACTATATCTACTTAGATACAGCTTATACTATAAACTAAAGATCTACCAGCCTAAAGCTGGTAAATCCTAGAACAACTATTTAGTTGCTAAAACGTTGATACGAGCAAGTTTTTCTGCTTGTAAAACAATACCTGCGTAGAACATGTTTCCAGAGAAGAACCCTTTAGTTGCATATGGATTACCAAGACTTATGTCAGATGGTGCTTTAGAGTAGAATGTAACTTTACCTTGACCTTTAAGACCTAAAGTTGCAAATGAACCTTTAGTTGGGAAAAGGATTGGGAATACGTCAAAATTACTACCAGTATAACTTAAATCACCAGCATAACCAGATGGGATAGCTGCACCAGCACCAGCATCAATCATAGCACCTTCAGATTCAATGAATCTTACATCATGCATAGAACCACACTCACCTTGAGCCATGTTAGATTGATTAGCATATTTGAATGCAGGAACATAAGCCCATTCTTTCTCATAGCTTACACCTCTAGTTGCAGTTTCTAAATCATACTTAACTTCAGGTCCAACGATTGCATAGAATGCACTGTTGATTGGAGATGTACCATTTTGTTATCACCAACAATGATCTCAGTATTTCTTTGTGCTCTGTTTCTTACTAGTGCTTTAACACCTTTTCTGATAACATCAAATGAAACTTTATAAAGATCTTCATTAACACCTGCAGCAGTAATTGTAGAACCCATTTGAGCTTTAGTGATGTTTCCACCAGCATTAATAACAATTCCAGCACCAGTTAACATATCTCTTTGTACAAGGTCTTCAGAAGTTTGGTTCATTAAATAACCTAATTCTTCTCTATATTTAACTTGAACAGGATCTTCAGAAAATAATGTAACTTCATCAGTATATTCAATCATGAAACCATATCTAGCGATTGAAGCTTCAACAGTTACTTTTTTAGGAGTTACTTTATTGATTGCACCAGCACCTTCAGTTAATGCAGCACCTGAACCATCAGTAGCACTAAGCTTAGAAGTAACAGCAGCAAGATCTCTTTTACCAAGGTATCCTTTAGCAGCGAATGCAGCATTACCTTGATCTAGGTCATATAAATGTTGCCATTTACTAATTTTGAAAGTTTTCCCCATTTGAGTAGGCATTTCTTTTCTAGAAGCAAATTGAGAATATACACTTACTGCATTAGCAGCTTTGATTCCCGCTCTGTCATAAAAATGCACAATCGTATTAGCACCATTAGATGCTGTTGTTGTACCATTACCATATATTTGTGTAGACATTTAAATAATTTCCTTTATATATCTAGTGAGAAGCTACATTCGAGCTTCAACACTTTTGTACCACTCTTCAAATGACTCATCTGAATCATCTAAATAATTAGTACTCTTTTTAGCACCACTAACCGCTCGGGTAGGTGCAGCCGCTTTACGTTTTACAGACTCTTGCTTAACAGTTCTGACTTTTTGTTGATGTGCTCTAACCTGAGCAACTCTAGCTTTTTCTGCTTCTATTCTTTCAACTTCGTAATGTCTTCTCTCTGTTTCAGCTAGTCGTGATTCTTCTTGTCTTAGCTCACCAAAGTATATGCCAGCTGCCTCTTTATAGTAATCAAGGTCACTTTTAGCACCTCTTCCATACAATTTAAGCTTTTCAGCAATAGGTTGAACTTTATTATACATACCAGATTTAACATCTATATGTAATAATTCAATGAGTTCTGGATCATCAGTCATCTCTTTAAATGATCTATCATCCCACTCATTACTCAACACTCTATGTGTTATACTATATTCAGGGTCAATGCTGATCTTATCTACTACATCTTTGATAGCTAATTCAGTCTCGTTCCGACCATAATCCTTAGCAACATATCTGCTATCATCTACATCTAAATCGAGGGCATCTATACCTGTTCTCTTTAGTACTGCAGCTACTGCATCTTTGTCGCCCTTCAATACATCAATCATCAAGTTCACATCATCATGGTTGAGTTTAGCGCTTTCGATTGCATCAATGGTTTTTCTCCAAGGTTTGATGGCTTGCATCTTTCTTGTATAATCCATAGCTTGACCAAATATCTTTGGAAACTGTGTTTTTATTTCATCATCGGTGAATTCGTACTCTTTACCATTTGCTTTAAACGTTTGTTTTTGTACTGGTCGTACTTCCATTGGAGCTTCTTCTTCTATAAACTCTGTATATTCTTCTTCTTCTTCAATGTCTCCGTCGAGTTCATCATCTAAAGCATCAGACTCATCATCTATAGTTTCATAATCTTCATCTTCCATACTAGTATCATCATCGGAGTCCTCGTCGGGTTGTTCCAAGTATTCTACTTCTTCATCATCATCATTATTATCATAATCAGAATTATTTTCTTCATATACTATATCAGTTTTAGCATTAATAAATGCAGCCTCTAGCTCCTCGTCAGACATTGAAAATAATTGTTCTTCAGTATAATTACTCATGTAAAACTCCTAGACCTATTCTTCGTCTAGGATATCTTCATCCATCTCATCTTCAACTGGAGCACCAAGTTGATCAATCATATGTAAATACTCTTCAAATGAACTAATAGCCATAAGTTCTTCAAACATAGTAGCTCTTAAATTATTTCTTCTAACATAATCTGTAGCTAATAGGCTAACTTTATCCACTGCAGACTCTTTTAAGTACCCTTCTAACACTACTCTTTGAAAATCTTTATTCTCTTTCAGTCTCTGTAATGATTCATATTTTGCTGTCATTGTTTGTCTACTAATTGTTTCTAATTCAATTTCTTTTGTTTGGTTAGTCATTAAGACTCCTTTCAGGTTGTTTGATTTAGCTTTTTACATCTTCAATATTTGGATGAGTATTTAGAATTATAGCATAATATAGCATAATTTTGATTCATGTAGTTATGTGGTATAACTAATATTAGTATAACATACCTATACTTAATCTTAGCTTACTCTTATTATTGACCCATTGCTGCCATATTAGCAGGGTTTACAGGAACACCAGCAGCTGCTTGTTGAGGAACTGCTTGTTGAGGAGGAACTTGTGCACTTTGAGATTGTGCTGCTTGTTGTTCTTGTTGAACTATTTGCATAGCTATTTCAAGAATTTCTTTAGGTACTCCTTGTTGAAGCAATTGTTGAGGAGACATTCCCTCCATTAACATTGCAACTACTTGCTCTAATAATTGCATAACACTACTTTGTGCTAATCCTTGTTCTTCTTCCATTACTTATCCTTTCTTTTTATAAATTATGTATTCTACTCTTATCCAACATTGCCAGCTGAATAAGGAGTAGTCCCATATACTGGGGTTCCATTAGCTTTTGTAGCTAATATTGCATTAGCTATTGCTATCTTATACTCTGCATCTTTTGCAGTAGCTACTTTACTAGCTAAGCCTTCCATAGCTATTCTGTCATCTACTTTATCAAGTATTGCAGCTTTTTTTGCATTAATTTCATTCTTTAATGTTTGTTGAATTATACTCATTTTTAAACTCCTATGTTTCTATCTTGATGTGATGCTTGGAATGCC